CCCGAAGCAAGACCAGCGTAAATCCTTATCCTAGCGTGGTAGTCTGAATAGTAGTACTGAACTGAGACAAACGTAAGCCCACCGACATAGGGAAGGTTTATCGTTACGATAGAATTGGAATACCAGGTAAGGATCTGATATACCGCCGTAGTCCCGCCAGTGAACGTAACCTTAACAAACTCCAACTCGGTCACATCGGATTTAATGTCTCCTGAAAGCGTTAGCTTGACGTATCCGAGGTCGTTGGCGTAACTGGAAACGGTTCTAGCTGTATCTACTGAGTTTGTGGGCCAAAGGTCTGAGGATAGTTTGTACACGATAGGTAGGTGTAGTGCGTTCCAACCGTGACCAGCCACATCGACTGATGCGTAATAGGTGAAACTTCCCGAAGCAATAAAGGTGTAAACTGTGGCCCCTGCATATTCCCTGATGTTGAAAGTGTCTACCGTGATAGGAGTGACATACCAGAATCCAGATGCTTGGTTATCAGTGATGAAGATAGTAGCCCCCGTAATTAGCCCGTGGCCTACTGAAGTGATAACAGACGACCCGTTGGTATAAGTCCCCGTTACTCCAGAAGTGGAATTGATAAAGCCCTTAGGCTGTTTTATTACTGTTAATGCCATTGAATAAATTTGCTACTTGTTTCGCATAGTCTTTAGCCTTTTGGTCCGCAACCTTTTGCGTCAATTCCTTAACCCACTTTTCAAGAAGTTCAAAGTAAACCTCTTTACCACCTTGCCGGAAAGTCTTATCCCCTTCTTTGTTGATCTTCCATGCTAACGACTTAGCACTGAACCACTGATCGCCAAGTTTGTAATAGGTTATCCCCGTCTTGGATTTCTTTGTAGGGAAGCCTTTAGCCTTGAGCCATCCCTCTAGGCTGGAATCGAAGTTACCATAGGATGAGGATTGGCGTGGACTCCTACCCGTCTCTAAGGCTCGAAAGAACTGCCTGCCGAATATCTTTATACGCCCCTCAGATACCTCACTGCGGATTGAATTAGCTGTCTTGCCTGTAACTTTAGGTACAGCGTTTTTAAGCATCTGTACCCCGATGTCAGCGTAAGCCGTGAGAATATCTTGAACGCCTTTACTCATTTCTTTCTAACCTGCCTATCGGCTTTGATGGCGATGAAAATAACCACAGCAGCAAAGAGCAAGAATACGATGAAGTTTAGCATACGTTTGTTTTATCCTGTGAAACAATAGTGAAACTCAATTGAACCCCAGACATCACCGCGGCGCCATTCTTTTTAACAAACGGCTCCCGATTGAACGATGTTAGAGTTATCCCTTTATACCCCGAAACGATGTTACGATACTTGTAGACTAGCTTTTGGGCTATCTCGTCACAGTCGTCAATGATGTGTTCGTACTGTTCGGCCTTTGACCCCATGTCATCCTTACCCGCTATAAGCAATTCGATAGACCACGAATCCAAAGGGGCTGATCCTGGTTCATGCTCTGAACTCATGGGTGTAACCAACTGCCACACTCTAGGGAAGGAGCCGTTAACAGATACTGGATTGAACTCCGACAACCGACCAGATCCAAATTCAATAGCCGGAACTAACTCGTCTACCCCTGCCTTCAAAAAATCCCTTACCTCGCTTCTTTTCATTTGTGGCAAAGTTTACTATTTTTTTCCCGTTTTCCTATTGGCCCTCTCCGTCCTAATATCCGATAGCTTTTTCTAAGGTTGCCTTTAACATGGTCAAAGACGGAAATACTATTTCCAGGGGGTTCATAGTCATCAAAGATTCTGATGAAGAGGATATAAACGTCTTCTACATTTCAGGCAATACTAACTGGTTCCAAAACTTCCAATTCAACCTTAAAGAGATTGACTTTGATGACAAGTACACCGTAAGCGGTGATTCGTGGGACTCCCGTAAGGCTTCCACTTCTGGGATCATCTTCCCTGTTGTAGATTGGTTTGCCAAAGGACTCAAGAGGGGTGACGGGTTTCATATCGCTGCCAATGCAACGCCAGAAGACCTTCCGCCATTTACCGAAGTACATCCGGCGCTGTATCTTCATACTCTTGTCGATGAGATGGGAAGGTATGGGGGGGTTAATATTACCGGAGACCTGATAAATGATACGTTGTTTAAGAAGATCGTTTTAGTTGCTGATGGCCCTGATATATACTGGCCTGATTGGGCCGTAGAGCAAAGTAAGACTGTGGTAGAATCCGAGGGTGGAGTTTATAACACCGCCTCAGACCCTCAGCTTATTAGGTTCTCTGTATTGATTGACGGGAATATCAACGGGTTCGATGCTAGTAATTATTCCATCACCGCTCACCGTTCGGCTACGTATAAGTTTGATCTAAATATGCAGTTCAATACTAGCGTAGCCCTGTGGCAGGTGGACTTCTACGTTAACGGTGCATTAGCTGTGAATGTGATGAATACAACCCTTTCCGGATTTGATTCCAAGTTTGTCACCTTCTACTATTCTCTCAACAAGGGTGACGTGTGCCAGCTTTACGTTTCTAAAACCACCGGAGGGGGTACGTATCGTCTTACGTTAGCAAATGACAGAACTAGTCTTTCGGTGCAGATAGCTAAGCCTCTTGGGTATCAGATCAACTATACGGCCTATGGGTATGGTTCTGCTATCGTTAAAATCCCCCCTATGGGCATTGCGCCCGACATGAAAGCTATCGACTTGATTAAGTTCTTAGCCACTTATTTCTCTTGTGTTGTCACCTATGATGAGTATTCAAATACCATAAACATCAATCAGTTAAAGAACTTCAAGAAAGAAGACGCTGAAGATTGGAGTGAATATTTTGTATCGGCTTCCACGGACTATCAAACGGGTATAGGGAAGAACAACTATATCCAAATGGAGGAAGGCCCGGAAGATCAGATAGAGGCTTACAATTCACAGAGTCCTTTGAAGTACGGAGGGGGAAATATCGTTACCTCTTTCGATGTTAAAGAGGAGCGAGACGCTGCCACTATTCCATTTAGCGGGTCATGGGATCAGCCTAACGGTACTGACCTGAGATGGTTTCTGCCTTACATTAAATTCTATGATATAGATTTCGGTGAGCCGGTGTCTTATTCGGCCGTGGTCACTTCTGGGGGATTGGCTAGATTCACGGCTACCTTTCAGGATAACTTAGTAGGAGGTGATATATTCTTTATCCGTTCTAATGACGGTGTTTATACTGGCTATGGAGTTGTGAACGACTTTACCACCTCTCTTACTAACCCCACTTTCAAGGGCATTGACTTCTCTATAAACGATGCGGGTACTTTGGTTCGCTGTACGGTGAGTAAGGTTAGTTCTAATCCCAGGATGCTTCTTTGCTATCCAGGTACAACGATAACTGAATACGGTGGGCCTTCGTCTTTCGATATGGGAGTGACAGCTTCCGCTACTGCTGCTGTGGTTCACTTCGATAAGCCTAAGATAGGATTCCCCGCTGATTCTGTTAAGGAGACATTGGCTATAGATTCATTGAATAACAACAACTCTATTTCAGAGATGAACTACGGGCCAGTTAAGAAGATATTTGGGAACCCTAAGGTGAACGCTTACTTTACCCTACCTTTAGCCGTATTCCAGAACTTTGAATTTGATGGGTATATTTACATTAATACAAAGAATCTAACGGGATATTTCATTGTTCAGAAGATGGAGAACTACCGCGATTCCTTGACGCCTATAAAAGTTGAATTACTTTACGCTGATTAGTCATGGAGACGAAAGAGACAGTTATCATTGATGTACAGGTTCAGGAGCAGGAAGCTATTTCCTCTTTGGCCAATGCTAAGAAAGCTATAGTAGAACTAAAGCAACAGCAAGCCGAACTCAACAAGGAGTACAAAACAGGGGCTAAAAACCTAGACGAGTACGCTAAAGAGTCTGTCCAGTTAGAAGCGGCGCTAAAGAAACAGCAAGCGCAGTATTCCACTATTCAGAGGACGGTCACGGGGTTAAAGAATCCTTTTGATAAGTTAAATGATTCGATAAAAGAGCAGGCTCAACAGGTTCGTGTAGCCGGTATTTCTTTGTCTACGTTTGCCAATCCCGCCACAGCCACGATAGGCATTTTAGGAGGACTGTTTAAGGCTTATTCCAGTTCAACGATAGGAGCGAAAGATTTAGAATTTGCCACCAATCAGTTAAGTGCGGCAACTGGAATACTTTCTAATAATCTAGCTTCTTTAGTTAGTGGCGCTGAAGACGGGGAGGGATTTTTTACCACTATCCTAAACGGGTATCTGAATTACTACGCCCCTGCCGTGGGTGCGGTGACTAGAAACCTAGCCATGATGCAAGAGCAGTTGGAGGATTTAGGTAGGGCAGAGATCAGCATACGATCAGACAACAACGAACGCCTCGAAGAGAATGCCGCTATTCTAGCTAAGATTGCCGACAGCACTACGGCATACGAGGAAAAAATACATTTAGTCGGTGAGGCTATTGTAAACCTAAGAAAAAATGAGGAAGCCCTATTAAAAGTAAAGGAAGATCAGTTAGCCATTCTAAATAATCAGCTTGCGGCTAATCCTCAAAACGAGGCTTTGCAGACCGCTATACTCGAAAAAGAAAAGGAGATTTCCCGAATTAAGTCAGACACGGAAAGGAAGGTTCAGAACATCATAAAGCTAGAATCTAATCTTAGTGACGTAGAGACAAAGAAAGTAATAGCCACTCAGGAGAGACTTGACGCAGAGGCTAAACTCTATGACGAGGCCCATTGGCAAAAACTAAAGCGTCTTGACGATGCGAAGATAGCAGAGCAATTAGCTATCGACATTGCTAATGCGGAGAAGGCACAAAAAGAGCAAGACCTAACAGATAAGATAGTCGGTATTGGGAATCTTAGACTAAAACAACTTGATGAACTTTATAAAAAGGATACTAAGAATTTCAAGAAGTCCAAAGACGAACAGTCTAAGGTAGACTTCCTTCTGAATCAGAACAGGCTAGCCAATGCGGCAACGGCTGTAAATCAGATAATGGGATTGGTGGATAAGGAATCTGATGCCTACAAAGCGTTAGCGATTTCACAGGCTTTCATAGACACATATCGTGCTGCCGCTGCAGCCCTTGCCCCGCCTCCGATTGGGGCCGGTCCGCTATTCGGTCCCATCCTTGCAGCCACGACTATCGGCTTAGGACTTGCCAACATCGCTAAAATCATGGGCTTTGCTTCCGGTGGATATACCGGGGATGGGGGTAAATACGAACCTGCCGGAATAGTTCATAAGGGCGAAGTCGTATGGAATCAAAGAGACGTTCAAGCCGTAGGCGGTCCGATGGTGGCCAATGCCATGAGGCCAACTTTCAGCTATGCCGATGGGGGAATAGTAGCGGGAGCATCGACACCAAGTATGCCCCAGATGATGCAGCCTAAAGTAATACTCACCTACGAGGAATTTAAGAATTTCACCAATAGCGTAGAATTTAAAGACTCAATAGCTACCGCATGATTTTAAACTATGACCGCAGTGAAGTAGTCGCCCTTTACAGTCTCACAGGACACAACGGCGCACTGTTTTATGACGTTTGCAAGTCTCTAAAAGAAGGCAACACACAGGCAGAAATAGCGAAAAAGTTTGAACTAGACGACAGAGACGTGCGGAGAATAAAGAGCAGATATTGCCCTGATTGCGGTAATCACCGTTAGGACATTCTTTGCCCTAACGTAGCATTCTTACCCCGTTTACTTTTGGGGTAATGATTGAAGGACATCTTTATACAGAGGGCGTAGTCAAAGACGACTACTTGGAGACGATGAGGGCGCAGATTGCGAATCTCCCCGTTGAGGCCGAAATAATCATCCATCACATTAAATCCCCTGGCGGTTCAGTTTATGCCGCTTGGAAGACCATCCCCGAATTGATGAAGATAGGGAAACCTATTAAGTCAATGATCGAAGGGGAGGCTTCCTCTATTGCTTCATGGATTGCCGTAGGTCCAGCCTTCGAGGTTGAGGCTACCGATCCCTCCACCGCTATGATTCACGAACCCTTTTTCCCTGATGGGATTATCGGCTCTATCGGCGTGGATGAGTTGGAAGTTAAAAGGGTTGAACTCGAACAGATCCGCCAGTCGATGGCTGAGGCATACGCTAAGAAAAGCGGAAAGCCCGTAAGCGAGTGGCTTACACTGATGAAGAAAAACACCCGACTCAACGCAAGTATGCTCAAAGAGTACGGGCTTGTCGATAAGATCACACCTACCGAACCCCGCAGGGTTGCGGCACTTATGGAGGAATTGAAAGTTTTTTCCAAACAATTAGCAGAAACAATGAACATTTTCAAGAAAGCCGCTCCTGCAATGGACGCAACAGCCGTAGACCTTCCCATGAAGGAGGGCGGCAAAATGATTTCGGTACAAAGTGAAAATGGTGACCTGGTAGGGAAACCGGCCACCGTTGACGGTCAGCCCGTACCTGATGGAAGTCATCCTCTACAGGATGGCCGTGTCCTCGTTTGTTCAGGTGGGAAGGTCGTTTCCGTAGGTACTCCCGTACCGGAAGAAACAGCCGAACAGAAGCTACAGAAGCAAATTGCCGATATGCAAGGTCAACTGCAAGCTATCAAATCAGCCGAACAGGCTAAGACCACCGCCGAAGCTGAAGCCAAGAAAGCCGAAGAGGCTGCCAAAGCAGCCGAAGACGCTAAGAAGGCACTCGAAGCAAAAGAGGCCCAAGTAGTCGCATTGGCAAAAGAACTTGACGAAGTAAAAAGTAAAACAGTAGGAACCAAGAAAATTGACGAAGGTATGAACCCAAACAGAACCCCCGTAGGCTTTAAGCCGTCCGGCCCCAATGCAGTGGCTATCGACTTGACAAAAGCCTTCATCAAAGAAAACATGAACTGGCTCGTTGGCCATTATCCTGAGGGGTATTTCTCCAACACGCCTTCGATGGTGTCTATTCTGGAAACGTCTTTCGGTTATACCTACCCTGGTATTCTGACCACTGACATTTTCTACAAAGACACGCTTGAGGCTCCTGCCCTGTCGGAAATGTTCCGTATCGATCAGGACATTAAGTTCCAAAAGCCGTATAACCTGGTAACCGAACTGAATAAAATCGTTCGTCCTTACACGGGTTGCGGTGCTGCTGTGAATACTAACCGCCAACTGATTACCAATACAACGGTAACGACTAAGGAGTTTCAGATGTATGAAGGATGGTGTAAGGATGACTTCACCGCCCAACTGTCAGGAGTTTACAACAACTTGGCCCAGGAGTGGCTTAAGACCGGCGAGGCTCAATTCGACCCCGCAGGAACTCCTATCGACCGTGTGATTATGACCGTTCTCAAAGACGGTATGCAGCGTGACATTTTCCGTAGGGCTACGATGGCCGATGCAGGTTCGAGCGATGCGGACTACAACCAGATCGACGGTCTTTTGACCCGCCTTATTGACTCTGCCGGTGCTTCTAACTACTGCGTACGCAGGGCTGGAACGACCGCAGGAACTCCTGGTGCGCTTGGTATCGGTGCTTTGTCCGCTGGAAATGCACTTACCTACCTTGAGAACAACTACTCGGATTCTAACGTACTGTTGAAAAACCGCAGTGATAAGAAGTTCTTCGTTACTCAGTCTATCTGGGATAACTACTACAACTCACTGATCGGCAACGGTTCGGTGACTGAGCAGGCTTTCACAAACCTTCAGAAGGGTCTTTCTACGCTTACCTACAAAGGCATCCCGATCGTTCGTGTACCGCTGTGGGATAAGTTCCTGTTGGAGTCTGACAACCCGCTCACCGGAACGGTTCGTCACATCATCCTGTTGACTACGCCTCAGAACCACATCCTTGGAGTGGAGAGTGCTGCCGACCTGAACAAGATCGATAGCTGGTACGAAATGAAGGATCAGAAACGCTACTACAGAAGTTCGTTCAAGATCGGTTACAACTACCTGCATTGCGATCTTCAAACGATCAC